GTCCCTGTGTCTGTGTCTGTCCAATATAAACAAACGGATAAGATGTCTCACTTTCCGCCGGCAAATAATCAAACGTAGGCAGACCATGTGTTAAGGATAGATTATAAAAATAGTCGAACAGTGCTTTTTCTGGTGATCTCATTGCAATAACCTTTCCAAGTCACTGACAAACACATTTTTCTGTTTATGAAAGATAGGGTCAAGCAATGGTTCGGCTGCCATGAACCGAGTTCCTTTTTCCGTGTATGGATTGTAATTTTGACCCATGCCAATAATCCCGACTAAACCAGAATTTTCAAAACTAATCCCAATTGATTTTTTAGTCGCTCCAGTTGAATATCCTTTAGTATAAGTTGAACTAGCATTGGCCATTGTCTTCTGTTGAATTTCTGTAGTGTGTTTGCGAACAACTTTGCTGATGTCTTCTTCTTTAGCGCGTTCTAAAAGAGCTTTATGCAACTCTTTTAAACCATTTAAATGATAGTTAAGTTCTGCCATTACTTTCGTTCACCTACAATCAAAGTATTGTTTTTCAACGGTACTCGTTTAGTGTTAGCAATATACTGCGTGTTTCCACCATCAATCGTACAATAGCCCCACTTGTAATCAATTGGATTGATCGTACGAATTACATACGCTTGAATATTAACATCACCATATAAGGCTACTGAGCGGTTAGTTCCTAGGTCAGTTACGTTTGCAAATTCTTCGCCAACTAACTTTGTCTCGCCTACATTGTCACCCTTTACCGGATCGTAATGCTCATCGCTAAAATAAAATTGAACGTTATTATTAAACCTCATTGCTTCACCACCCTAAACAAAAAGAAAACGTCCGGCACGAGTGTCGCCTTTGCCGTGATTATCTTTCCAAGCATCAATATCATTGGCAAATTCATCAAAATCGTTAGTGCTGAAAGTGATTGATTGGCCTTCTTGTGAGTATTGTTTCATGCCCTCGTTTGCTATACGATTATAGCGCTTTACAGCAACTTCTAAGGCAATATAGCTTAACTCATCAGGAACCCTTTTCTCGCCTAGTTTGAAGCATAGTGCACTCTCGGTATTCTTAGAAATTAAATTAAGAATACCATCACGTTTATTATCTTTGACCTGCAACATTGTTTTTAAATCTGTTAGTTCCAATCATTACACCCCCCTGATTCGTCTCATCTTTCTCGTCTCTGTCTATGTGTTAGCCTTCAGCGGGTGCTGTAACTGTCAATGCACATACCGCCGTTTTAGCTCCGTCAGCAGTCTTAACTGTGATGTTAGCCTTACCAGCTTTGATTGCAGTAATCTTACCAGTATTGTCCACAGTAGCAATGGCAGTGTCTGAACTTGAGAATGTGACAGCTTTGTTAGTGGCGTTACTTGGTGTGACTGTTGCTGTCAATTGTCCTGTTTTGCCGGTATCTAGTGAGAGAGTAGCTTTATCCAAAGTTACGCCTGTTACTGAAATTGGTAATGTGGTGAATTCAGGTACATCAACCAAAGCGCTAGCAATAGCACTTAAACTTTTGTCAACTGTTTCATCAAAAGCAACCTTATAGGTACCCTTAACAATTTTTGTATTAGCAGGTTCGCCCGTGATAGTGACAGATTTGTCATCACCGACAGCCACAACTTTCCCACCTTTTAAAACTTTTAAATATCTTTTAGCCATTATTAGCCTCCTTCTCTAGCCAACTGTGATATTGACCCCGTTTTTAGTTGAGGCAGATATCACCCCACTAGGCGGGGTTAGGCTTTTTTTGCTACGGCTTTGAAGATAGCTTTCTTGTTGTCATCAGAAATGAATTGTCCAGCCTTACCAGCACCTTGTAATTCTTGACCATCAAAGTCTGTTGATTCAATTGTTCGAGCCGTAGAAATACCAGTAAAAGCACGACCAATGTTGTCTGGTGTGAAAATGACTGCTTGCTCTGCCATGTATTGTGAAGGAACCTTTGTCAATGCAATACCACGGAAACTCAACATGCCATTTGCGTCAATATCCACAGCTGAGCCTTTTCCAGATGTAACGTTAGCTAAATCAATGATTGCATTGTAGACTGCTGCAGTCACGTATGCACGAATAGGGACAACTACTTCGAGGTCAGTGTATTTTTCGACAGCTGTTTCGAATAGTTTATTAACATCTGTTGCATCTAAACCAATGTCAGTAGCGGAGTCTGCTAAGAATTGACCTTCCTTGTTGTTGAACAAACGTGTTTTAGCTTGCGCTTGTAAGTTTAAACGGTCAGCAACTGCTGCATTTAGATCGTTGTTGACAGTGAATCGGTCTAAACCTTCGTGAATAGACCATGTGAAGTCATAAGGCACATCTACATCTGCATATTTGATTTCTTTCATTTCGCCAAAACGAGATGAGTTTGCTGTACCTGTACCGAATGCGACATCTGCGTCCGTAGAATATTCACCTACAACTACAGGCACATCGTTTGTTTTCAACGAGAATGCTGTTGCATTGTCTTGAACGCCATCTAAGGCTTGTAATTGTCCAAATGTGGGAGCAAACACACCTTGTACTCCGTAAACTGTTTGAATTAATTGTGCAAATTGTTTTTGATATGTGCGAATTGGTAAATTGTTATTGTTATTAGCCATATTAGCTAACCTCCTTATTTTGTATATGAGTTAATAATTTGTTTGAACGGGTCATCTTCGCTATCGAGTGTAGAGCTACCATTTGCCGGTGGATCTTGTCTCATGCGTTCCTTGACCTGTTCATTAACCTTTTGTTCTGTTGACTTTTGAAGTGTTTCTACAACCTCACTGATTTTATCTGCGTCGCCCAACTCAACTAATGATTCAGCTAAATCTTTAGGCAAATCCTTTTGTGACAACAAGTCAACCGTGTTAGCAGTTAATTCCCGCTTATTAAGCTCAGCTTCACGTTTGGAAAGAGCTTCTTCACGTTCCTTTTGTGCTTGGTCTGCCTGTTCTTTTGCCGTCATCTTGGCACGTTTTTGCCCCTCAGTTAAGCCCTCGTTCTTAGCGTCTTCTCTAGCTTGTTTAAGTTGCTCATCAAACTTGGCCTGTTGCTTTTGCATTCTACGATCATATTCAGAATTGATTTTTGCGTCTAATTCTTCTTGAGTAAACTCCAACTTTTCAGGTTCTTTCGGTGGGTCAGTTGGTGCCGGTTCAGCAAAATATTGTAAATTCATCTTCATAATTTTGTACCTCCTACCCTGTAGAAATATAACCACTAAAAAACGCCCCTCGAGATCACTCCCAAAAGACGCAATGATTATTTCCCACAAGATTCAGTTTTTATTTGAGTAGTTTATTTAAGGCTCATGCTCAGGAGCCTTTTTTAACGTTTAAAATACTCATTTATTCTGCTCAATCTTTCTTCGCTGTAAAAATTTTGTTTTGGATACCATTCTTCAAAAAGAATATTACTCTTTTGTATATTGCATTTCTTGCAGCAAGGAACAATATTATTCTTCGTGTAGCTTCCACCGTTAGATAATGCAATAAAATGATCTTGCTCTATATTGTCTTTTGAACCACAATATGCACATTTGTATTCAAAAAAGATTAGGCACTCTTTCCAATCTGACACTGTATAAGAATTAGCTAGCCCATTATCTTGAGCTTCTTTTTTATGCAAACTTATCAGAGATGATAGTGAAGCCTGCTTTTTATGTTCGTTCCTCCACTTTCTTTTCCGCGCAATTGTTGAATCTTTATGGCGGTCGTCATACCTTTTATTTCTTTGCGCTATTTGCTTCTTATGATGAGAATAATAGACTTTGGCTTTCTCTGAGTTATATTGATGATATCCAAATTTTACTCTATCTTTTCTATTTATAGAACGGCACGACTTACATTCGCTCTTAAAAGTTCCATTGCCATTGCTGTGAAAAAAATCAAGCGTTTTAGGAAATGTTCTCCCACACGTTTTACATGTTTTGTATTTTTTGTTATGATTATTCATGTAATCAATTCCTTTCTAATTGATTGCCAAAACCCGCACTGTTACCGCAGTGGCGGGCTTTTTGCATACATCAATTATATCATAAAAGTGATTACATTACTGATTTTCATAATACGCTGCTAACGAACACATACAGTTTGGTTTATTCACGGATGGCGGGGGTATGCTGGTACATTATCAA